GTGATCTCACCAAATAGATTATTTAATCCAACATTTATTAATTGTGATGCTGTTGTATTTAAATTATTAAATACAAAGTCTTCTACTAAACAGATCATAGATTCTAGATTACCAGAATATTTAAAGAAACCGTTTTCTGAAAACCAGTAAGCAGCACCATCAACTTCAATTGCAGCATTCTGTCCAATCAATCCACAGTTAGTTCCTACTTGTGCAAATGCAAATGTGAATGGTTGACCAACAAAACGCATAGTAAACAATGAAGTGTCTGACCAAATATACATTGCATCTCTACCTCTAACAGCTCCCACAATTTTAGAACCATCAGAAAGTCTTTGTGTGCCTGCCGTGTTGGTTGCTGTAGGTGTATATGTATTTATATCTTCTTGATCAGAGAATCTTATAAACATTTCATCTTGTGTTGTTGAATCTCCAATCGTTGTTTCTGTGCCAAAAAATACTAAGTGACGATCCGGTGTAGATACCAACATATCTCTAGATGCAGTTGGCGCACCTGATATAATAGTTGCTCTTGTTGCTGTAGCATTTGATGCATCAGCATTCCATTCAAAAACTTGTGCGTTGTGAATCAGTGCAATTACCTTTTTACCAAAAGCGTCAATGCTCCATAAACCTGGGTCAAGAACTAAGTCACCAGATGCTGCTTCACCCCATGCAACATAGTCTGATGAGTTGGTTACCGTTGCACCACTGGAATGTCCAGACCTTGTAGAATTTCTAACAGCTCTTGTAATTCCCGTTAAATCATTTCCAGAAACACCCGTGTAAGATATTTCTTCATTACCAACTTGTATAAAATTTGTTCCTGACGTTGGAAAGTTAGCTGTGCTGGTTAAAGTGATGGATGTTCCTGATCCACCTGTTCCCGCTGTGTCATCTAACAATGCACCATTTAAAGTAGTTGTAACAGCTCCAGCTGCTTCACCACTCCAAGAACCTAATCCCCAACCAAAACCAGGTAATTGTTCTGCAGGTCCAACAGAATAATAAGCTTGAGACCTTATTCCTCCAGAGGTTGTAGCTCCTGATCCAGTTTCATTTGAAGGCATTGTAATTGTAATTGTAAGTGATGTAGGTGCAGAAGTGACCATAAATTTTTTATCATCGAAATCTGATGAACTAAAATTAGATCCTGTGATGGTAGTAAAATTATCAAAAAGTACAATATCGTTTGCGTTTAACCCATGAGGACTTGAATAAGTAACTGTTACAGTTGCTGATCCATTTGTGGTTGTAAATGCATTAGTTAAAGTTTGAGTATCTCTAATAGGGTGTATGTCATAAAACACACCACCTGTATAAGCATACAAAATTCTGTTTGTGCCTATGATTGAATATTTAATACCATCTTTATTAACCAGGTGAAATAAGGCTCTAGCTGCACCAGTTAGTTTATTGCTTCCTAATTGTTTCCAACCACCTATTTTTTCAGGTGTGCCATATCTAAATCTAACATTATCTCCATCAACCCATTGTCCTTCGGCTGTGGTTTCTGTAATCTGTTTATTGAATCCTGGTAGAAAACCTAATTTTTGTAGCATATAACCTCATCATATATTAAAAGGCTCAGCTTACAACCTTTATGTACTTACCCAATTTGATCCATTCCACTCATAAATTGTTCTTGGATCTGCAGTATCTGTTGGTTTAGTTGCTTTCCAACCTTTAGTGTTGTCTGCCTGATAAGCATCTTCATCCCAATATCTTGTGTAAAAATGAGTTTCAGAATCTTCAGTGTAAGTAACAGGTCCAGGATCAGCTATTGGGGGTTGCCAATCACCACTTGAATCTAAAGTCCAAGAAGCATCGGGTTGTTCTAGAATAAACATGTCTAAAGTCTCATGGTATCTTTTCCCTATAGATGCGTGTTGTTTTCTAAAATTACTGTTATACGAACATTGTTTCCATGTGCCGCCACCAAAGAAATTTTGACACCATGTTTCTCCGTCAACATGCATGTCATTATCTTCTAAAGTTCCTCCATTTGCTGGAATGTCGTTTCCAACAACTACAACTCTTTTTACAATCCAATGTGAATCATTCGTAAAACCAGTGGGATCTGTTTTTTGTTCTATTTCTGCAAAGTGGGCCATATTTCTCCTAAAAGTATATCAATAATTCTCTTTAAACGATTTGTCAATATTTATGTTTACTATGCATCTAAGGCTTTTTTGAGGTTGAAAAGCAGTGTGTAAAATAGACCCGTCAAAAATAACGGCGGTTCCTTGTTTGGGGGTAACTTTTTTAATTATTTTTTTAGCCTTATTAAAAAATACAGTTTCGCCATCTGAACTTACAACATAATATAAAACAACAGTATGCGTATCTTTTGAATCAACATGTGGAGTATCATAACTTTTTTTATTAGACGGAAACTGTAAGTAAGAAACGGCCTTTAATATTTTAATTTGTTCTCTTTTAAAGTAAGTTGTGATTGGAAGTATGTCTTTAAAAAAACTAGAGTTTATTCCTCTATGGTCTACAAAACAATGTGATAAAGCAGGTCTTTTTTGTTTAGCATATTGTCCTCTTACTCCTGTAACATCCTTGATGTAGTACCAAGGAAATTGCACCGATTCTAACATAAGATCTTTTATTTTTTCTTGATCTGTTTTGTTTAATATATTTTTTACTACCTTAATCATTTATGTATCTAAAAGTAAATTACCTGAAATAGAAATTCTATATTTATCACTACTATAAAAAGGATAAACTTGATGAGAAAGAGCAGATGGAAAAAATAACATTTTTCCACTATCTTGTTTATTTAATTTTATGTTTGCGTGTCTAGCGTTGCCTAGTATGTCAGAGTATTGGAATTTAAATGTAGAAGCAAACTCTCCTTCATTGTTATATGGTATTTCTATCCAAATAGTATAACTAAAAATACCATCGTGAGTATGAGAGGGGACAAACTCATGTTTACTTTGATAATTTACCCAAGGCTTCCCCATCACTAATGGAACTTCGTTTGTTAAAGTTTTTGTTATGGATGGATCTAAAGTAAATGAATCTCTATAAACACGTATTAATTTTTGTAGAACAACATTTAACTCTTCTAAATTTTTTTTATTTTCTACATATACATGTTTTGGCACACCCCTGCTTGTTAAACCAGAAATCATTTTTTTATTTTTTTTCAATCCATTTTTACATTCTTTTTTTAATGAATTAAAAAGATTAGAAGGAAGTTCTAACATTAAATAACCCATATTAAAAAAATTCATAGGAGTAATCATTTATCTTCTCCACCACAATATTACAGTGTAACGTTCTTTTTTTTCAATTTTTTTTACACCGTGATAAACTTCACTTCCATCAAATAAAGTTATCATACCCTTTTTAGGTTTAATCGTTATGTTTTTTGTAAAAAATTCACCACCTAAAAAATCATCGTTTAAATAAATAAGACTATTTAATTGTGTGTTTTCTCTACCATCATCCCAATCACATTTTTCTCCGTGCAAATGTAAATCACTCCAAGACCCAACTGGCCAAGTTTGAATTTGAACTTGTTGTATTTTTAAATCGTAATTAAATTTTTTAAAAAAGTTTATTGCTTTAAGAACAATGGGATCATCTAAGTTTAGATCAACCAATCTTTCTTCCCATGGCATACCAGTATTTTTTTTAGCCTTACTTATATAAAACTCTCTATCTTTTTTATTTAAAAATTTCTCTTCAACTATCATAATAATTAAAATTTAATACAACTCTTATTTTTTCATCTGTGCAACTAACACCTCTGTGTTCTAAATTAGAATCAAAAATAATTAGTTTATTTTCTTTTGATTTAACAATTTTATTATTTTTAAATTCAGTATAACCATTGTTTGAATTAACATAAAAAATAGCTGTTTTTGCATTTTCATAATCAATGTGAAAAGCATGCTTTTCGTGCTTTGTTGTTTTAGTCAATAGATTAGCTTTAATTCTTATAATTGATTTAATGTTTAATTTTTTTTCAAAATACTTCATTAAATCAAAATAAATTTTTGAAGACGCTTTATTGTCTTCAAATATTGAATGACAAAATTGAAAATAACTATCTTTTTTATCAACCACTCCATCTTGATAATACCAATTAAATTGATTGCCTAAAAAAACATTTTGTAAGTTTAACAATTGTTCTTTATTTAAAAAATTATTTTTAATAATCATTTTATTTTTTAAAACTTAAATTAAAAGAAAAAGATATTCTTTCTTCGTTCGTTTCGTTAGGTTCCACATAGTGTCTTAAAAAACTTGGAAATAAAATTAACATAGACTCTTCAACATCGAAAACCCATTCGCCAGAGGTATATATACCCCTTGTTTTAAATGCTTCGTGAGGCCAAAAAGATCTTAACCACCATGCAGGATTTTCAAAAACTATTCTCCCACTTTTTTTTGGAACTTTAAAATACAAAACTCCAGATAGAAATGAATGTGGGTGATCATGAAGTCTATTAAAATCTTTTTTTAAATTTACATTAACCCAAGAGTTTGCATAAATAAGTTCGCCTTTAAAATTTATTTTTTTACAGTACTCTGAAACAGGGGCATTTATTTTATCAAATAAAAATTTAACTTTTTTAAAGTTTAAAACCTTAGATTGATATCCTCCGTTATTACTTAATTTAACTCCGATCTTGTCTTTTTTTATTTCTTTCTTTGTTAAAAGAATTGATTTTTTTAAATCAACATTTATTTTATTTTTATAAATGAGTATTGGAAAACAATCTATAAACATTTATTTTACAGCTTTAAACCAAGACGGCAGACCGAGCAAAGGTCTTGTATCTAAATGGTTTTTCTTAGCTGCTTTTGATCCTTTCTTATTATAGTGTAAAAAAACCTGCACACAATCTTTACCTGTAAATTCTTCTCTCCAATGTTCTAAATCACAACCAGAATAAATTAACAAGTCTCCTGGTTTTAAATCTACCTTAATACCAGCTTGACCTTTTTTACCTGTTGGATCTAAATATATCGGCCACGGGTCTCCACCTAAATTTAATGTTGTAGATATTTCACATGAATATCTATCTTTATGTCTAGCAAGCACGTCACCCTTTTTGTATATTCTAGCATATGAATATGTTTCTAATAGTTTTAGTCCTGTATGTTTTTCCATTAAAGGTTTTACTTCTTGAAGTAAAGTTTCCATAGCTATGTCTGAATAGTGAGAATAAGTGTTAGGCACTTGATTATCAGTCCACACTCCAAAATATTCTGTAAAAGGTGATATAAATTTTTTTTCAAAAAGATACTGTGCTACGTTTCTTTTATTTAAAAAATACTTACAAACAAAAGAAGCTACTTCTTTTGAAATAACATTTCTTAAAACTGTGTATTTATTTTTTTTAAATGACATTTATTTTCCTCCTAATTGTAAACTAGTTAGTTCCTCTGCAGTTCCAATGTTTCCTTTTACAAAAGTATTAAACGATAAACTTATTCTAGTCTTATCAAATTCGTTTCTAGAAACACTGTGTTCTAAGGTAGATGGAAACAAAAATAATTTACCTGTTTCAACACCTAACCAATAAGTCTGCGCATTGTGCACTGTATATTCTTTACATTTAAATGTAAGAGGGAATATTGACTTATCCATGTGAAAGTTTATGGGAGCATCTCCTTGAATATATAAAACACCACTAATAATACTATTAGGGTGGTGATGTTTGTGATGAAACTCTGTTTTATCATTATAATTTATCCAAGATTGAGTGATATATAACTCTACGTCGTCTACAAATTTCATGTGTTCATGAGTATAAATATTAATTCTTTCGAGTATAAATTTTTTTAATTTTTTAAAAATTTTATCATTTAATATGTCAGTTGACACAGACCTAGCATTACCACCTTGTCCTTTATTTTTTTGTGTTTTTAATTTTTTTATAAAACTCATTTCTTTTTTAGAGAAGTCGTAATTATCTTTACAAACCATTACAGACAGTGGAAACAAATTATAGATTTCGTTCATCATTTATACATCGGCCCTAAATTCCATATAACTAAACTATACCTTGAACCTTTTTTAACAGGACAAACTCTGTGCCAAACAAAAGAAGGAAAAACCACAACAGATCCTTTTGGTAAAATCTCCTTGCATTTTTTAATGTTTGAAATTTTCTTATCTCCGTTTCTAAAATCAAATTCTAATTCTCCACCTGAATAATCTTTTGGATCTGATAAAGATACGGTAACAGATAGTTTTCTAATCTTGTTGTGATCGGGTTGTCCAGGTTTATTATAGGGTAAAGCCCAAGCATCACTGTGCCAATCATAAAATTGTCCTTTTTTATATTTTGTAAATTGACAAGGTTCAGAATAATCCCAATCAAAATTCCAACCGGCGTTTGCATTTGCGCTATGTACAAAAGGTTGGATTTCTTTATATATCCAACGATCGTTCATCCAAACTATATTAGAGTTTCTTTTCTTTTTTAAATCATTAATTTGTTTTTTAGAAAATTCTTTTACATTACCAAAGTCTCCAGTAACCGCCATTTTTTCTTTTAGTTGATTTCCGTACTTTATAATGTCATCACATATCCTGTGAGGAATAACAGATTCAAAATACCAATAATAATTATCTAAATTCATATGTCTTTATAAAGTCCTTTTACCATGTTTAAGTTATTGGTCAATCTTAAAATTCATATTAATAACCACCCTAATTTGATTTTTAATTGGGTACCCTGCAGAATGTTTTAAATTACCCTTAAAAAATAACAGCCTACCTTTTTTAGGTTGTATTTTTGTTAAAACTTTTTTGTTTTTAAAAATAGTCGTATCACCATCAGAATTATTTACATAGTATATTCCAACAATGTGTTTATTTTTAGTGTCTACATGAGGAGTGCTAATATTTTTCTTATTAACATTTACATTAGAGGTTTGTAAATTGCTTTTTGCTCTAAGTATTTCTAAACTGTTTAAGTTTAAATTTTCTAATATCTGTTGAATTAATTGATCTACAATTTTTGAGTGTGTGGATACAGATAAAGTTTTATGTGAATTTTCTCTATAAAACTCATGAACAAATTTTACATATTCTAAAACATTTTTTTGTGTTGATGTAGTTTTTTTGGTTGAATAAAAATTATTTAAATCATCACTTCTAGAATTTATTAAGTACCAAGGAAAATATGGATCTAATAGAGTATTGGATATTGTGTTTTGATAATTTTTTAAAATTAAATTATCGTAAACAACAAAATCTTTCTTCTGTAATTCTTTAAATAACATTGACTAGTTAATAGTCAATGTACCAGAAACTGTAAAAGTTGCAACAACATCGTTATTAGGTCCTACACCAGTTGCTACTGTGTTTGTACCAGGAGCTGCAACTAACGCAGCATCGACAGGAACTCTTACGATAACAATTCCAGATCCACCTACTCCTCCAGTTTGACCTGCATCATTACCGCCGCCTCCGCCGCCGCCTGTGTTTGTTGATCCAGCTTGTCCGCCAGGGCCAGGTCCTCCTCGACCACCATTTCCGCCTCCGCCAGATCCACCAGAAGGTGGACTTGGGTGTCCTGTTCCACCTCCGCCACCACCACTTCGTGTGACCGGTGAACCAGTTATTGAAGATGCGACTCCGTTACCACCAGGTCCTGCATCAGGACTAGGTGCTTGACCAGTTGATCCTGCTTGTCCAGCTCCTCCACCACCAGATCCCCTGTTGTGCATAGCACCACCAGGTTGACCTTCAGGAGGAGAAAAACTTCCAGCGTTACCAGATGCTGTTCCTCCTGGAACTCCAGGGTGTGGGAACGCAGAAATAGAATGACCACCACCAGAACCTCCAGGTGATCCAGCAGCGTTTCCTGTTCTTTCAGGAGAGACAGGGACAGGTGCAGCTCCACCTCCAGCACCACCACCTGATCCAGTGATCATGCTAGAACCTTCTACTCCGCCAGGATTAAATACAGAGTCAGCTCCTTGAGCGTTTACTCCGCCACCGCCGCCAATTGTTATGTTATAAGTTCCTGGAGCGACCTCTAGGGCTCCGCCAGGTTGTGCTAATGGACTGTCAAAAGAAATTCTAAAGCCGCCGCCTCCGCCGCCGCCCCCTTGGGAGGCTCCGCCTCCACCTCCACCACCAACTACTTGGTAGTGCATGAAAACAGGTGCAGCTCCACCTCCTGCTCCAAAACCTAAGACATTGTATCCAAACATTGTCTTGCCTTTGACGGAGGTTTTATTTTTACTTCCTTTTCCTTTTACGGTTAAATTTTCTCCAGGTATTTTTCTCATATTCTAAACCTATTATGCGTCGTTAGCTGCATCTGTAGTAAAGAATATTTTAACTCCAAGCACTCTTGCATCAGCAGTAAAAGTATCTCCACCAGCATTTGCGTCTCTAAATAATTGAAAATAAGTCAATTCACCTGCTGCAGGAGATCCAGCTACTGTTACTGCACCACTTTCAGAACTTATTTGTTGATCTTCAACAGTGCCTATTCCAGCGTCTGTAACATTTACTGCAGTTCCATATGCAACATCAATAGTGTCATTGTCTGCACATGCAACGGCTTGTAATCCAAAAATACAATCACCTGTGTTTGTAGAACCTGGTGTCCAGTATACTTGGTAAGTTATTGTTCCTTCATTCCATGATTTAGGCATAGCTATTGAAAACTGTGCAAATTCATCTGTGTCTTTGTCAAAATCTAAAACTTTCATATCAGGTCTTGTTGCTGTTGTTTCAACTTGTTGTGCGTCAGCTGGGTTTGTTGTTGCTCCATACATCGCAGCAGCTGGTACCCAAATAGTTTCTTTACCTGCAATTTTAACTGCAGCAGATCCTGATTTAAGAACTCCCGATCCTTTAGGGTTTAAATTTAAGTCAACATTTGTTTCACCGCTTGCACCAATAATTGGTCCATTACCTGTGGCTGCGTTTGTAATTTCTACTTCGTTTACCGCAGAAGATGTTGTTTGAAAAATAACTTGTTCGTTTCCATTAGCGTCTGCAATAAAACCTGCGTCTGCAAATTTAGGAGCCGTTAATGTTTTGTTTGTTAAAGTATCTGTAGATGAAGCAGTTATAAATCCACAGTCATCTATATCTGGATTAGTGCCATCATTTGCTGTAGCATAAACTAATTTTACTGCACCTGGTGTAACAGTTACACTGTCACCAGACCCTGTAACGTATTTAAATACTACGTTTTGTGATCCACTTGTTGAATTTTTTAAAACATAAAGACCTTGAACATCGATTGGAATAGTGACGTTTCTAGAAGCTGAAATAGTTCCTGTAAATTCTATAATTCTATGTGCAAGGGTTGCACCTGTTGCACCATCAGATACTGAAAGAGTTGTATCTCCTGAATCTGATACTGCTTGTGTTGTAAAACCACCAGCTATTTGCTCTACTATTTGTAAATTTGTGTTAGTTTTTGTTCCCCATGTACCGGCATTTTCACCAGTTGCCTGAAGTTCTATACCGAGTGGTGTATATGTTGATGCCATATTTTTCTCCTATTATGCAGCGTCAGTATAACTTGTATTTGATCCCGTTGCAACATCTGTATACGATGAATTTGAACCTGTGTCAACAGCTTGATATGCTTGAATTCCAAAGCCTGAAGAAGTACCAAATGTAGCTACAGAAGCCGTACTTTCTTGTCCTGTAAGAACACCTGTAAAATTAATTTCATGTGTAACAGATCCTACATTAAAAGTTGCAGAAACTCCTGTTAATCCCATTACATCTGCAGGACTTAAGGATCCAGCAGAAGATGTTGCAGATACACCCGTTGGAATAACTATTGGATTAGATGAAATTGTTACACTACCTGCTGACGTGGTTCCCTCTTGTCCAGTTAAACCGATTACATCAGCTGGTGTTAAAGAACCAGTCGAAGAAGTCATTGACTGACCTGTTAAACCTACTACATCAGCTGCTGTTAAACTACCAACCGAAGAAGTCATTGACACACCTGTTACGCCCATTACATCAGCTGGTGTTAAACTACCAGTAGAAGAAGTCATTGACTGACCTGTTACACCCATTACGTCTGCTGGTGTTAAACTACCAGTCGAAGAAGTCATTGACTGACCTGATAAAGTTACTGCAGGATCAGCTGTGTCACCCCATGGTTCGTCACCCCAAGCATCTCTTCCCCAACCTTGTTCGTTTTGAGCAGTTAAAGTTCCAACACTAGCTGTTGCAGATACACCTGTCGGAGTAAAAGTAAGTGAGCTATCGCCCCAATCTTCAAATCCCCAAGTATCTCTACCCCAACCTTGTTCGTTAAAAGATTCAACACTTCCGATTGAAGAAGTTAAACTAATACCTGTGAGAGTAACAACTGGGTTAAAACTTTCACCCCAAGGTTCTTCTCCCCAAGCACCTCTTGACCAACCTGTATTAGGAAATGAGTCAACAGTTCCTAAAGAAGAAGTTAATGAAAGACCGTCGAGTATAACTATTTCATCAGTCGCTTGTCCCCAAGAACCACCTGTATTCCATGCGTCTGCACCCCAACCACTTGTTATGGCATCAGTTGTACCCCAACGGCCAGTGTTCCAGGTTGTGCCTGATTGGTTCCAAGTATTGGCCATAAGGAGGACCTCCTTACGCTATACGAATGATCGCGTTGCTTGCGTCTGCTGTAGGAAATTGAATTGTGAAAGTTCCGCTGGTTACAGTTTTATCCGAACCAAATGCGATAACTGCAACAGCTTTGTCAGATTGTGAATCATTATAAATTAAACAACCATTAGCTGTAAAAGAAGCAGAAGTAAAACTTACATCTGAAAAATCACAAACT